ATGGCAACCCTTAAATTAACTATTTTCAAAGCAAAAGCTCTAAAGGATGGCAGACATAAAATAAGAGTGGCTATTTGCCATAAACAAGAAACATGCTATATTGTCACCCGGTTCATTATAGACAGTCTGTCTCAGTTCAAAAATGGGCAAGTGGTGAAAAGGTCTGATGCTCCTATCATAAACACCAAGCTAAGAAGCATGATGAATGAACTGCAAGAAAGACTTGACGGAATAAAGAATCAATCCCTATATTCTTGCAAACAAATAAAGAATATGCTTGAATCCGGAATTGAAGCAAAAGAAAAGACCAACATCACATACCAAAGGGCCTGCGAAGTCTTTATTGAAAGTTTAAGAAAAGAAGGAAGGGACAGTTATGCCATACTGATAGAAAGGAGCTGTAGGTACTTTACTGAATTTACCAAAGGGGAAATGCTAATGTCCGACATAACTCCCGGAATGATAGAAGGATTCTCAAAATTTCTTAAAGACAATAAGAAAATAGGAAATACCACTATAGGTATGATGATGTCCCAACTGAAGGCTGTAATAAACAGAAGCATAAAATCAGGAGAGATAAAATACGACATACATCCATTTGCCAATAAGAAGATTCCCAAATCTACGCCAAGAGAACTGGATATATCCTTGGAGAGCCTTAATAAAATAAGATGCAGTAAACCGAAAGAAAAGAAATACATTGTCGCAAGGGATGTTTTCATGCTGTCATTTTATCTTGGAGGGATGAACCTCATTGATATAATGAATGCTAAATTTGACGGCGACAAGGTGAGCTTCATTAGGATGAAAACAAGGTTTAAAACTGAGACCGAACATACTTGCGTCCTGCCTATAGTAGCACCTGCAAAAGAAATTATAGTCAAATGGATAAACAGAAAGACAAACAAGCTTGACTTTGGGTATAAATTCTCTTATCACAATTTCTCACGGTATGTATGCAGGTCACTATCCGCATTGTCCAATAGTTTAGGCATAAAGGAGAAAGTGGTATTCTATTCGGCAAGAAAAACGTTCGCACAATATGCGTTTGAACTTGGAATACCAGACAGTATAATAGACTATTGCCTTGCCCATTCCGATAACGGGAGAGGAGTAGTAAGGTACTACACCAAAGCTCGATTCAAGCAAGCAGAAATAGCAATCAAAAGAGTTACAGGTTACATTAATAATCCAAACGAATACAAAGAATATATAGAAATGAAAGCTGATATAATGCTAATGAGAGTTTAGACACAACAATATTACCCTCACTATTACAGCGACAGGCACCAGCCAGTCAAGGACGCGCTCTATGCGTTCCATAGCATGACAAGCAGAAGCCGGCAGAAATCCGAATAGTAACGGTCGTCGGCCTGCGCAATCAATATGTCCAAATCATCGCTTCTCATTAGCATTATTTCTATATCCTCTGTACAAAGTAAATGCCCGAACTTGGATACCGCCCGGACACAAAAAAGGCGGTGAAACTTTGGAATCACCGCCTTTGATTTATCGTATATGTTTTATTCAGCTATATATTCTTTTGTGATAATATCGTTAAAGAATATAGGTGGCAAGATATAACCGGACAGCTTTGTACCTAATGTCTTCAGATGTATTATTCCCCTAAGCGAACCGTAATTCAAAGAAGCAAATTGTACCAGGACATTAGTCGGGAATATTATATGCCCTTCGCTGTCTGTAATTCCTCTTATAGAATCTGGATGTATCAAAAAATAACTGTCAATGACAGCCCTCATCAGTGGGGATTCCCCAATGGAGAATGTCACAGCTATTTTGCTGCAAAGCACATTTTGAGGCTTGTCATATTTAAACTGCGCCTCTGTTTGTACTTGGATTTCAGCATGTTCATCCTTCATGTTTTCTTCAAATATGGCAAACTGTTCCAGTTCCATCTTAGCGTATCTGTACATCACGTCTTTCATAATCTTCAATGTTTTATGCGGCATTTTCAATGGAGGAAAATTCTGCAACCGTGGTGACAGACTCATATTTGGCTTTTTCTCCACCAAAACTAAAGCTGTTTATATTATAAGATAAAATAGAGACCTTACATTCATATGGGCGATAGACAGAAATCAAGTCCTCGCCTATGACAGTTTGCACACGGCAAATCGTTTCAAGTGTAAGGTTCTCATTGCCTTTCAGCAATTTCCCAACGTAAGCAGGAGATACGCCAAGCATATCAGCAAATGCCTTCTGTGTAATTTCCGCTTTGCGCAGATGGTATCGGATTGCAAGTGCTATCATGCGAGACATCCGTAACCAATCTCTGTTTTTTTCCAGTTCCTCGGATTTCCTTATGACTTCTTTTGAACGGTCGTTTGCCAACTCATTCAGTTTTGCAAAATTAAAACCCATAGCTTATTCTTTTAATTAATAAATTCATCTTCTTCATATATGCCGTTGCATCTTAACCATGACCTGACCTTGTCTATATCTTGGATAATACGGTCTTTTAGATATGGCGATTCTTGTATCGTTTTACACAGTTTAATACCCCCTCCTACAATAATGTATCTATTTGTTCCCATTTTTATGGCATATAGCCGGATGAAAGAAGGAGATTCTGTACCGTAAGACTTCATTGGCACGTATTCAAATTCAAATTTGTATTTACCATCCAAAAATTTAAAGTGAGAATCAAAATCCGGTTTACTTTCTTCCTTCGCGTTGAAATACAGTTCACGAAACAAGATTTCCAAATCATCCGCTTCTTCGAATACCTGATAAGCGGCAGCTTCCGGTTCGCAAACGGCACACCAGGCTTTTGACTTAAGATAATCTTTATTCTTTTCAAAGAAACCTATGACTCCATCCACATCTCTCCAATCTTCAAACAGTCGTTCAAATTCATTGGCATCTTCGCCATCATATTTGATACTATAAATATATGGAGGGTATATTTCTTCTATTTCCACGATATTTCTATGCTTGAATTAAACGATACTTTCTGCAAAAGTAGCGTCGGCAACCATATCATCCAAATATATTAGGCAATAAATAAACTTATGGGTTAACATTTAACAAAAATGCGGTAATTCCAACAAGTCAAAGAGCGCTCTCCCCCTACTACGGTCTTTTCAGTCCCTTCTTGCAATGCTCACACAAGAACCTCTTCGCTATCGGAAACATCTTCTGCCCAACCTCGCCGGAAAGGTACTGCGCCTCCTCACCGTATGGGTCAATCCCAAAAGCCTTCGATATGTGGCGGCAGAGATGTCCCTTCTCATGGTCCCACGAATTCTGGAACTCGCCCGGTGAGGAAGTGAGTGCTATCACCATGACGGTCTGTCTGTCCCTTGTATTGGAGTAGGTAATGCCGGTATTCAGATTGCAGGAGCGCATGTTCCTGAAAGCGTTCATCAGGTCTGCTCCCCTGCAACCGACACGGCGCAGGTCTGACATGATTCTGCCGGTGTAGTAGCAGTCAACTGCATAATACACTCTTACTTCCCAGTCATATTCCGGTATATAAAAGTCCTGGACTATCATAGGCTACATCATCTCCGACCACATTATAGGATTTCCGGAACCTATGCAGTCTGCATAAAAACGGGTAAACGGAAGACCGTCGTATCCGTCCGGGTCATCCATGTAGTCCTTTATAAACAGCGCCAAATGCGCTTCATCGGCAATCGAACTCTTGTAATAGTCTGCTTTCGCCATATTTGCCACGTACAAGCTGTCGTACCCGGCATCCTTATCCAGCTTGATATTATATTTTTTCAGAAGCTCATCCAACTGTTCCTTGCTGATTGGCTCAATCCTTTCCTTCTTGCCGGTACTTTTATTCTCCACCTTCATGCAGGATACAGCCCAGTCGCACATCTTCTTGCTGAAATGCCATCCATACTGCGAGAGGTATGCCTCCATGCCGGAGGGAAATCTATCGTAAATATCCAGTCTTTGTCCCATAATTATTCAGATTTAGGAAAAGAGGGGCATTCCACCCCTCCATTATCAATAAAACTCACCGTTGGCGCGTCTGCGTCTGCGTTCGCCCATTTCGTCACCGTAGGGCGGCATTCCATGACGCTCACCGTACATAGGGTATTCCGGGAAATACCCCGGCATGCGGCGTTCGCCCATATCAGAGCCGCTATAACCTCCGCTACGGGAGCCGCCGTCATTACGGTAACCCATTTCACCGCCCTGCATCTTGCGCATGGCTTTCTCGTAACCGTGGCGGCATCCTTCCTTGTAGGCTTCCTCCACATCATCGTCTCTCATTCCGAAGCTGCGTTCGTAATCGTCACGTCCTTCGTCTAATATTCTCCACATTCCCATATCATTTCTTTGTTTTGGATGTTTCGCCCACTCCGAGCTGTTCCATTAACTTCTGGTTTTGCGCAATGAGGTCAGCCATATTCCTGCTCATCTCTGCCATCTGCCCTTTCAGAGAGGATATTTCCTGCTCCTGACGTTGCTTCTCCGCAAATTCGGGATTTAGCAGCGTAAGCATCTTGTCACATCCCGCAATGACGGAATTATGAAAGTCCATGCTGTTGATTATGTCTATGCTCTTCTGTTTCATGGAGGCGACCTCATTGTTCATCGCATCACGCGAGCACGATACCACAATATTCCCGTTCTGTCCGAAATCGGCTATGTCCATACCGGCAGGAAGATTTTGGAAAGTCGTGTTCTGGCCGTTGATACAGACAACGACATCCACCACCATCTCCATTTGGGGCATTTGTCCCATAGGAGTGGGCATAGGATATTTCGGCTTAGGAGCGGAAACGCTGACTACCGGACCGTATTCGATAAACGGGTTGGCATCCTTATGAAGTATATACAGTTGGTTATTGGTACGAAGTGATTGAAACATATTGGTTTGATTTTAAAGGAGTGTGCGGCTATCCGGCTTTCCCGGACAGCCACAAAACCCCATGTTAACTACTTGCTCTTCTGAGCGATTGTTTCGGCTGTCGGAGCCGTTGTCGTTGTCGGACGATACCCACCATTGACAAGGAACAGCTCATTGGTGTACTTGTTATAGTGGATTTCGTAGATACCGGTCCCGGCAAGGTTTCCGACAGTCACCGGCTCATTGTTGTAAGCCAGCAACGGTCTCGTGTCCCCGTTGGTCCCAATAAGTATCGGCAGAGTAGCCGTCGTTCCTGCAGGTATCGCCTGACGGAGACTGACATAGAAACCGCCCACATAGTCCCGGTTACGGAACGCATGATTGGGCAATTCCAAAGTGACATTCTCTGTACCGACCGTCACAGCCACCGTAGGGAGAGTGTTGTAGTTCACTCTTCCGAGGGAGGGGAACTGGAAAGGGAATCCAGTAAAAAAGTTAGGCCACATGATTACCTCCTTTCTCACCGGGATTAACCCCAGTAGTTATTGCAACCACATCCACTACGTCCGTATACAGCGTCACCCATATATGCACCGTAGGCGGCTGCACGGAAACAATCTGTATTAATAGCGGTTAAATTGGGGTATTGAACACTCACAGTATTTGGAAGCTTGCATTTGATTCCATCAACGTCACTCTGCAATGCCTGCAAACCTGCAGCCAAAGGAGCAATCTGCTGGCCTACGGCATTCAGGATGGTGGCATTCTGGTTACGTTGGGAGATTTCGGCGGTTAAAGTGGCTTTTTCCGCAGTAAGAGCAGTAATCTTGTCCTGCAATGCCTGGTTTTGAATGGCATCCAGTTTGGCGATGATAGCCTGGGTGTTGGCCGTCGCACCGTCACGCAAGGACAGAGCGTTCTGATTAGCCACATTAACCAAAGTATGGGTTTGGTCGCACAGAGCCAACTTGCTCTCGTAGCCTTGTGTGGTTACAAGCTGTTTCATGTCGCAGCAACAGCTACAGATTTGAGATGTCAAAGCGTTGTTGCCTTGCATGATTGCTGTAATGATGCTGTTGGTGTTCTGTCCCATCTGGTTGCCGAGGCCACAGATAGCTTGTGATACAGAATTGATTCCGGCAAGGATTTGGTCTGATGATGTGTTCACAGCTTGTGCTAATGCTGCAATGTCGACACCGTTCCGGTTAAGTGTCTGCATAATCATTTCCCGGCCTTCATTGGCTCCCTGGTTGTTGTTTCCTCCGAATCCGAAGTTTCCGTTGCCGAAAATGGCTGCAATCACGATAAGCGCAATGATGTCCTGGAAGCCACCATTGTTACCGAAGAAGCCACCGTTGCCGTTGCCTCCCATGAGGCCCATCAGATAGCCGGTGTCGATTCCTCTGTTCTGCAGGGAGGGGAGAATGGATGCAAGCAGCCCGTTGCCTGAACCTGCTCCACCGTCCTGGTTAAAAACGTACGTTCTTTCCATAGAGATTTATACTTTTGTTATTACGGTCAATATCAACCGCAATACAAAAGTATATACTTAATACCGGTATGTAAATCAGTTGTTTCCCAACGATTTCCTAATGTTTTCCCAATATATTCTCAACATTTTCCCACCTTCCATGCGTTCATGGAAATTGGAAATCATGTAGTTCACCGCACGTTTGGTCTTGTGGATATGAACCGCTATCTGTGAAGGGTACATGCCCCTATCGGCAAGGAGGGATACAAGGAGATAACGGGCATCCACCGTTTCCGCGTCCTTGTCCGGAGACAAGATACGTTCTGCCGGAATTTCGGTTTCTTGTGATACGAGATTGATTGTTTCGGCAAAGATTTCTGACTTGCACATGATTTTTCAGATTTTTATCCGTATCTTTGCCCTGCCACATAAAACTTGATATATACATGAACAAAGCACAAGATACCGTGTTGAAGATATTAAGCCTCCAACGTGCGGTATCTTATGCTTTTTCAAATTTTTATGTGGCAATAATTATTTGAGCGTTGGGGGCTTTCTTTTTACTCTAAGCCCCGAAAAGAGCGCATCTGTACGATAAGTTTTCCTATGGGCGCTTCTACTCGCCCGGATGATAACGCTAAGTCATGTCAGCCTCCTTTCTTAAGTTTTCTAGTTAGAACAAAAACAAACAGCAATAGAATCGCTCCGGTGTAAATCTTGTCCTTATGCAAGTCCCACCAAGACAATTCCACCACTTTCTCTTTCTCGTTTATGAGATAATCCAACTTGCCGGATATGGAATCAATGCAAGCGCTCAATGAACGTATGTCCGCGAAAAACATGTCCGACATCTCGGAATGTTCCTTCTCCTCCCTGCTCGCGTTCGTCTCGCTTACCTTGGTGGGGTATTGTTTCCCAGTACTATCCGGCTCTGACAGATATACCGTCCGGTTCTCCACCTTGATATTACTCATCTTGTCGTTCAGACTGCTTATCTGCCGATTGAAGCTGGCTTGTAGCTCCTCAATCAGAGCTTTTGTCTCTTTGAAATCAGACGCATAATCAGCCTGAAACTGAGAATCCATATTCTTGGGGGCTACGCATGAGGAAAGCAATATGCTCCACAGCATAGCGGACAAGCCGACGGCAAGCCAGAAAGAAAGCTTTCTGAACTCCGACAAACGCATATGTTCAATGAACCTTTTCATGACTCAAACTTTAAATCGTTAATGCGGTTCATCCATCCCCGTTTGAACTTGTTGTTAGCCGGACGTTTCCTGCATATATCCTCAATGAAGTCGAACCGGGAAATCTTAATCATGTCAAACAACTCACGAGGGTTCCTGGCATTCACTGCCGCAATGGTCTTGGGGCCTACTATTCCATCCACGGCCACACCAAGCAATCTTTGGGGAATTTTGACGCCATGCGCACCGGATGCCCACAACCAATCAACAAGGATATTCGCCACGGACTGGCTTGTTATCAAATCTGCCTTCCATCTGTCCCAGTACATAGTTTTCAAAATTTCCGTCCATTCCTCTTTAGTGAGATTTTTCAATCTTTCAATTGTAGGCTTGGGGTATCCTTTCTTTCGGCAATATGCCTCATAGGTTCCAATAGTCACGCCCATGTTCGTAGCACCGCCCAAATCGTCGGGGTCATTCACGAAACCGCCCTCCCATTTGAGAATGAACGGTGCAAGTTTATTCACATCAGCCATTTTTGTTTTCCTCCTTATCTTTAGTTATTATTTCACTCATCTCCTCCTTGTCAACATCAAGCATCTTTTTCCCGAACAGCCCCAGCGCCTTTAGCATGTTGAAGCTGTAGCCTTTCGGTGTAAGGATATTACTGATAATCGAGCAGAACTCAATGAAACAAACAAGCAGGCATGAATACACATCTATATTCCATTTGCTACCGGAAGCGATGTTTATCATAACGACCATACATACAAATGCGAAGTACGTCACCATCTTACCCATTGTACGCCGTATAGCGCTGGAAAAACGTATCTCTTCGTTCATCAGTAGGCTCTTCCTTATTCCGAAAGCCAAGTCACACACAACTACTGAAAACGAAACTATAAGCCAAGGTATCATGTGTTCGAGGGATTCCATTATAAATCCGCTCGCTATTACGGAGAAGCCTCCGGGGATGCTCTGGGTTATTATATTGTCTTTCACTGGAAGTAGGTTTTAAACACATTGACATGATAGATATTCACCCGTCCGTAGTTGGCGTCAAATATCTTTTTTATCTCATATCCCAGCCCATAAGACAGAGCTTTCATCTTTCGCCAGTTGATGGAACGCCAGTTCATATTATGCTCCTTCGCCCAACGCTTGATACTGTACCACTCCTTGGATTCATCAAGCTGCTCGGTCTTCTGTTCAAGAAGAGCCTTTGTTCTTTCTTTCTCCTCCACTTCATCCGCAAGCCGGCGTAACGCTTCCGCATATGTTTGAGGAGTTGTAATTCCTTTCAATGCTCGCTCCATTGCTTCAAAAGCGTCATAAAACTCATTCTTGAATTTCAAAGCCTTTATGCCATTCCACCCCATTACCAAAATAGAGAAACCTTTTTGATTCATGATATAAGCCGGATTACTTTTTCCGGTCGCATCTTCGTAAGTAGTTGATACAAAAGCTAAACGCATTTTTGCGTTGAGTGATTCGTCCTCTGTATTAAGAATATTGTCAATGCTTCTTATTACATCGGCATGTCTTTTCCCGAACTTCTCAGCCACCAAAAGGCTATTGGTTAAAACTTGGCCATTCTGACCTTTAAAAACTAAATCTGTCATATTACCTACTTTAATGTTAACTTTTCAAACTAACCAAAATTTTGTCTGTCAAAAACGACAAAAGCCCCCGAGCCGGATGCAAAAAACATCAGCTCAGAGGCTTTGATATATGTCGGATATTCCAAGTGCATAGTTACGGTGCCGTACATCTTCATACGGATACTGCAAATATACTAATATTCTGTCAAACACCATACTAATCCAAACTTTTTTCACATGCAAAGCTAACCTTATAAGAGCAGATTAGGAAGCTTTCAATGGACGCAGAACGAACAATCGGGAAAAGGTTCGTTTTTTCGGCAAAATCGCTATCTTTATAACAAAAAAAATGATTTACGCATACATTAGGGTAAGCACAGACAAGCAGACAGTAGAAAACCAGCGGTTTGAGATAGAGAATTATTGCAGGAAAAGGCAGATAGATGTAGACCAATACATTGAGGAGACGATAAGCGGAATGAAAGATGTAGACAAGAGAAAGCTCGGGACATTACTAAAGAAGATGAAGAAGGACGATACCCTTATAGCCTCGGAAATATCCAGATTAGGCAGACGGTTGCTGGAGGTTATGTCCATTCTCGACAACCTTATGAAAAAGAAAATCCGAGTAATTACCGTCAAGGAAGGCTTTGAACTCTGCGACAACCTGCAAAGCCACGTCATAGCATTTGCTTTCTCACTAGCTTCCGAAATAGAGAGAAGCCTTATCTCACAACGCACGAAAGAAGCGCTTGCACGAAAAAAATCGCTTGGAATGAAACTCGGAAGGAAAACCGGAGGAACAAACTCCCGGCACAAGCTCGACAGACACAAGGAACTTATACGCACTATGGTCGAATACGGATACAGCAAAGCAGCCATCTGCCGGAAAGTCAAGTGCCAGTACAGCACCCTTGACAAGCATCTCGAAAGAGAAGGACTGATAGTTAGGAACTATACTCCGCGTCCACGAAAGCCCAAGGACATCCCCACAGAAAAAAGAATCGTTCCTCAAAAAAGAAAGAAGCGAAAAGTCATCATCAAGAAAAGAATCCAAACCGACCGCGCGCCACACGTTGAATACCAAGCAGCCGCTTACCAATATCGCCACCGATTGATGGAGGCTGACACACTTCGAGAAAAAGGCATTGTTGTTGATGTAGACAAGCCTGCCATACTTGAGGAGAACAAGGAGAAGCTCAAGTCTATTCGGCACCATCATCATTTGCTTTTCCCCCACGAAAAAGAAATCATAAAATTGCTAAAGCAAGGGAAAAGCAAGGTCTTTATCTCCCGATACTTTAATTGTAATATAAAAACACTGGATGCACACTTGAAGAGAATGGGGGTGGAAGTGGTGTATAGGTGA